TTGAAACCAGTGTATTGATGCTTATAGCGGGTGCTGCGTGCTTAGCGATAAGACTGCCATTTTCCAAATGGAACGAGATACGTACAACCAGGGCAGTGACCCTGATCTGCATGAAGGCTTAACAACTGGAGTGCTCTGGAACCAGAACCAGATTACCGAACTCGGAGTTGCCCCCGGCTTTACAGGGGGCTTATTAATTAGGACACTCAGCATTGAACAGGTTCATACCCTAATCTCAGTGTGTAGAAACAACCAATGGCGCTGGTTGCTCCAACTACAGAGTGTCTTAATTAATAAGATGGGATAGCTAAACGGTGAAGCGGTAGACTGTTAATCTATGATAGCTGGGTTCGAGTCCCAGTCCCATCGCCAAATATGTGAGTGTGGCTGAACGGTTGAAAGCGGCAGACTGTAAATCTGTTATCCCACATGGTGGTTCGAATCCATCCACTCACACCAAACATTGCCGAATACCCCGTAAGAAGGGATGTTCTTCCTGAGAAGGATTGCTACATAAGGTTCATAGCCTTTATTCGGCTTCAATTTTATTGGGGTATAGCCAAGTGGTTACGGCACCGGTCTTTGATATCGGCATTCTCTGGTTCGAATCCAGATACCCCATCCAAATTTCAGAGTGTAACGGTAAGTCCAACTGTCGGAAGTGCGAATCGCGCGATAGCTGCCAATGTACTTGAGGTAAATCCGTACAAGGTTAGGATCCTCACTCTGAACCAATTCCCTTCAAACCAGAGTAACAATCATGTTCCCCGATCCTATTGATGAATTCCTTGATGCCGTGGATACGGTAGACCTCTGTATTGCTATGGCAAAAAAGTATAACGAACCCGTTGACGATAAGCTCAGATGTTGTAGTCTGCTTGTAGCGAAACGAATTCATACCCCTCAGATACGTAACATGTTTATCAATCTGGGTTACGAGAAGATACCAGCCGTATTCTGGGCGATGATGAAAAACCAGTTAGAAGTTATCAAGGCTGGTTTATAAGTTCCCGTCGTTGCGCCTCGTGCGTAATGGTTGGAAACACCCGACAAGGTGCTTTAACCGCGAGGACTCATGAAGTATAACATTGCGGTATATAAATAGGTGAGTCTGCCTGAGTGAGGGTACGGTGCCTAATCAGCCCAGTCTGCAAAGTAATCTTGTGTACCCAGACCTCCAAGCCTGGAACAGCCCCACTTCGGTGGGGCTTTTTCCATCTGAGGATTATATGTTAATGCTCCCATATGCTTATGAAGTCACACCCAAACGTGGCGAACCATATCTGGTATTTCATGGCAGCACTGCTCATGACAACGCCATCCTTTTTGGGTATTCCCTTAAACCTCTCTATGAGAAACCAGAATGACAACTGTTACCAAAGAGTCTATCGAAGCTAAGATTAAAAACGTCATCTACATCAATGCTGGCGCTGCGGCTGAAGCCGAGTATGGCGATGCCCTGAACGATGAAACTGCACGTAACCTATCTCTGGTTACCATCTGCTTTATCATCCTGGAAAATGGCTTTAAAGTTGAAGGCGTGTCAGCCTGTGTTGACCCAGCTAATTACGACGAATCCAAAGGTCGTGAGTGTGCGTATGAAAACGCATTCAATAAGATCTGGGAACTGGAAGGCTACATGCTGCGTCAGTCTCTGCACGAGAAAGCTGAAAGCCAGGCAATGCTGGCATCATTCGCTGAGAACAATAAGTGCGAAGGTGGTGGTTGTACCATCTAAAAAGTAAGCCCCTCAGTGAGGGGCTTTTTTATTATACGAAGCCGTTCTGTTCGAATTTACTTCCGTGGTTGCCAACCGGCTCTACCCCCGCACCCTGGTCTTGCAGTAACTGACAAGCTGACAGGTATTTGGTGTAGTAGTTATTTCCTTCATGGAACCCTTGCTGAACGCCCTGCATGTTCGGGTTAAACTTACGGGATGCGATGTAATACAGGATAGCCTGAAGGTATTCCATAGGCACATCCAGATAGATCTTCTCCGGGAAGTAAGTACCGTCATCAGTAACTTTCTTCAGACGTTTAGCAGTCGCACGATAAATAATACGTAGCGTCTGTGGTTCCAGATCATCAGGTACACGAATTGTGTTGTAAGCCTGTAGCTGAATAACACGTCCGTTGCGTGGTACATCGTTAGGCGTACCGTATGGGTGACGACGAGTGACGATAGTACCCGGTTCATCCAATGTGTTCACATAACGCTTCTGCTTGCAGCATTCACACATGTTATCAAACTGGCTTTGACTGATAATCTTGTTGCCGCAGCCACAGGTACGCCCCACTGCGTGAGGCTCCCCTGTGTCTACGCCGATTGGCATTTCCCTGCCAGCACAATCGTAGATCTCATAGATTTCCTGGAGATCGTCTTCAAAGATATCCCCAGTGGAAGTAGTCAGATAACTACCACCCTGAAGTTTACTTTGCTTACTTGCTACCGAGTTATCGATAACGTATACCGTCTGCCCTTTGCAGGTTCGGAGGAAGACCTCTTTACGTTTAATCCAGAAACGAGAAGAGATATCAGCCATTGCTGCATTAAGCAGGACGATAATCTTGTTGACGGTGGCAATGGAAAACTCACCGTCTGCTGCCCAACCTGTCTGGGAGAATTCCCCGATCAGCAGGTTGTCGAGCACATCCTGTAATCTGAGTTTCATAGTACCTCACACGAGATAGGAGTTGAGGCCACTACCACCCCAACCATCGTCTTGTTGAATATCCCAAATATTACCACTATCACTGTAACTAAGGTTAGCTTCCTCTGAAGGTTTCCATGCCTTCATGTTGGCGAGCATAGACACAGTATCGATAGCGTCATCGTGTTTGGACTTGAAGCCAGCAAGAGATGCTTTGGTCAGTTCGTCCATCATCTCCATCAACGGAACAGAGTGTTTCATTTCTTGAGGGAAGTACATCTTACCCGCCTTGAAGAAAGGAACCACAACGTTGAAACGCTGCATCTTATTAGTGTTCGGTCGGATCCCCGGCATATCAGAGTTATCTTTGGAAGCCAGAGTGAAATAGTTATTACGTGTCATCATCTGTTCCTGAATCCACGGAATGAACCCGCCCTGCTGCCCGGTAACTTCGATACCTACCGACACTGGTTTGTACTTACTGTTGAATGCAAACAGGTCATCCAGGTTTTTACCCATGTCCTGACGCTTACAGATACCGTCAACCCAGAACCAGTCACCGTTATTGTTATAAGCCCAGACCGAGATAAACGAGAAGTCGGCTGCTTGCTTATCGCTGGTGGCAAAGTCAGTGGTGATGTAGAAGTTGAACATGTGCTTGTTGTTAAGCACAAGCTCACGACGATACCAGCGAATGTCACTGTCAGCGATCAGACGGTCTTCATCGGACATAATTCGAAGCATAAGCTCCTGGTTAAATGTCGCAATCTTCCCGGCCTTCAGTGCTTTGTCATACTGGTTTTTAACGTAGCGATAATCGAAACGGTCAGGCCAGCTACCCCGGAAGTCTTTCTCTTCACAAGGGAAACGCTCACATACCGGGTAGACGTTAACAGCCCATGCCCCGGATTCAACTGCCTTATACAGAGGATCCCCTGCGTTAAACGGCGTACCAGACCAAATCATCATGTTGCGTTGTGGGTGAAGGGCGTATTCCACTGCCTTATACACCGTATCTTCAATAGCACTGATAACGGTAGGGGAACGGGCATCCTCATCCGAAACCAGGTCATCGAGTACAGCAAGACGTGGACGTTTACCCATCTCTTTCGTACCACGCACCCCGGTCTTCGCACCGTAACCCTTAACGACGAACTTATTACCTTCGACGTTCTGGAACTCCCAGCGGATATCAGTGAACTTAGCTACCGGAATATATTTACGCAGGAACTCAGAGTTTTCATAGCGGAACTCTAAGTTCTTACGCATGTTCTTCACGCCGTTATCTACAGAGTCAGAAACATACAGGGCAAGCTCTACAGATCCGAAACCAGGAATCCCACCATAGGTTCCAATGTACAGGAACAGGTATTCACCCAATACCGTAGTTTTAGCAGCACCACGGTGTACCATGTTTGCAATCCTGGTTTCCCCGGTACTTACCTGGTCGAGCATCTTATAGTGCAGCACAGGCGTTTTGTTCTCTTCACCCTGCCCACCGTTTACCATCTTGATAAACAGCACGAACTCTAACGCAAAGGGTGAAGGCACATAGCCAGGATCATCACTGTAGTCCACATCAGACAGCCACGCGTCCACTGTCTTGGGGGTTATCACTTCAGCATTGGTGATGTTCATGCTTTATCACCTTCCTGGATTAACTTTATATCTATCAAGGTAAAGGTTCCGGCACAGGATTCTTTGGCTTTATTCATAGCTTCCCTGGGATCTTTACCATCAAAGGGTTCTTTTTTAGCTGTGTACTGGTTGTATGCAGTCCAGTCCTGAT